AGATGCGTCATCCAGCTTCTGGATAGCAGCACGGAAACCGGCATCGTTGAATACGTCAGTAACTGCTACAGCGTCTTCAGCGTAAGTTTCGATACCAGAAGTACCAGAGAAGTTGTAAGTGTTGCTGTGAACCCAATCAGTGCCAGCGCCGTTGTCGTCGCCGAAACGCTTACCAAGGTTAAACAGGTCGCTATCAATCTGCTTAGCCAAGCCATAACCTGCGTCACCAGTGTAGAACTGACGAAGAGAAGCAAGAGCCTGTACTTCGGTAATGTCTTCAATCAAACGAGAGAACTCGAAGTGCTTGTCAATTGCAATCAAAACTTCGTCTTCAACGCTGTTCTGAATAGTTACAGCAGCACCGGAGGTCTTAGCACTAGCTGAACCACGGATAGGCTTAGGTACGTGAATAGTGTCGCCTTTCTTGCCTGACATGCCCATCTTCTTAACGAGGTTGGCAATTACAAGGTTAGACTTATAAGCAGCAACAACTTCGTCACTCCAGATTTCAGGGATAAAAGTAGCAGCGCTAGTGTTGTTTACAGCGCCAGTTTGTGAGGGATATACTGATGTAGCCATGAGATAATACCTTTTAAATAATAATAGTTAGGTTAGCGAACTCGCTTCTCGGCATAAGCTAAGCCAATTTCATCTGACAAAGCTAAGTACCGTTCGGGGTCGTTCTGCATTAGTTTAATAATGTCTGAGCGTCTGTAAATTTTCCTAGACTGTTGTTCTCCATTACCCTTTGTACTTCCTGTAGAAGCCGCCTTAACAGCAGCCTTACGTCCATCTTTTTCAGCAGCTAAAGTCTGAGATACAACACCTTGACGTTCTTTCCAATTAGAAAGGAGTTCATCAGCGGCGTCATAGTCATAACTACGGTCTGCTTGGGCAAAGAGCTGTGTTCTAATCTTAGAGTTCTTAATCCAATCAACAAACTTGCTATCTTGTAGAATATCGCCCATGTCTGGATGTCGTTGTTGTAGTTGTGACAATGCAGCATTACGCTTGGTTTCTACAGTAGCTTGTTCAGCTTGTTTAATTGAAGGATGATTAGCAATAGCTCTTGCGACAGCCTTGTCTGGGTCTGAGAAAAAATCTACTTCTTCGTCAGGGTCTTCAATTGGTGCTTGTGGTGCTTGGGTGTCGAGTTGTGTCTGGATATAACTATCAACAACAGAACGTAACTCCCCTACTTCTCCGCTTTGTCTACCTAGGAGCTTCTCAGCCTCTTGGTGCATCCTTACAATTTCAGCGGTTGACTTTCCTTTGTACTTCTCGGGGATTTCTTCTTCTTCAGTTTGTTCAGGGGTTGGCTCTTGCGGAGTTTCCTGTAGTTCTTCTTCAAAAGTAGAAATAGTTTCTTCTGGGTTGTCGTCTTCTGGACGCTCGTCTATAAGTGTTGCCATTATTAAACTCCGTGATATATTATCATTGTGGAGGTTTTAGTTAAGTAAAGCTTCTGCTTATGCAGAGTTGGCCTTACGCTCTTGCTTCAGTTTTTGTTCGCGCATCTTCATCCATTTCATCGTCGCACCTACGTTATTACCAGAAATGGGGTCAATCTTGTTGCGAACGGGGGAAATAAGTTTATAAGCAGGAAGACTGCAATCTGTACACTCAACCTGCTTTATTGTGCTATCAATAAAAAACTCATTAACATGCCCGTCAGGACATTGAAAATCAGCCATTATCCGCATCAGTGTCTTCCTCTAATGCTTGTTTTTCGGCTTCTCTAATTTGATTCTCTAAGTTGAGAAAAGTAGCTATGATAGACAGCTGACCTTTACGAAAATGCAGGTTGTTTAAATCTGTAGTATACTCTACTGAGTTTATTGCTTTAGCGTTCTCTTGTAAATCAACCAGAAGAGACTTCCAGCCTTCGTTGTGAAACAAGGAATACATGTTTTCGTAGTACTTTTCTAATTCTTTATCTATCATGCTGTTTATCCCCTTAGGACAGTTTAGTTAATAATTAAAGTATTCACTTAAAGAATACTATAGTACATTATAGCACATTTCATGCTGAAAGTCAAGTGTTATTTTGTCTTCTTTTTAGCAGCAGATGCTTTGTTCTTTACAGCTCTCTGGCCCCTAATGGGCATCTTACTGCCCTTCTTTGATGTTGATTTTCCACATGCCATGTTATTTCCTCGATTTAGCGCCGGAACACTTCCAACGTTTACGTGATAAGTTATTAGGAGTATTAGGGTCGTTCTGTTTAGCTTTAGGCAAGCCCTTCTTGATGCCAAGGCTTCTAGCACAGTAGCTATCGCCTTTAGAAGTCCCCGGTTTTACGCGGGAACCTCCATCTTTAGCTTTGCCAGCTTGACCGTAGCTTACTTTCTTGCCACTAGCAGTTACCTTAACCTTTGCTTTGCCCTTTCTTGGCGTTGCCATTGGCTTTCTCCTGTGTTAAGGCTTTAACTTCTGCTTCTAAGTTGTCAATCTTTTCGTTAGCTACTTCAAAGGCTACGTTTATCTCTGCCATTGCTTGAGCGAATTCTCTTTGTGTAATAATCATTGTGGGAATTGTCCTTCAGCAGGTTCCTGCATGGTTAGTGGTTGAGCTACGGGTTGTTGCTCTGGTTGTTGTTGTGTTGGTGTTACATTGTTTTCTTTAACAGCAACTTCACGCTCCTTTAGCAGCTGCTCAGAGATTTTAAGACGCTTCTGGAACTCTTTGTCGTCTGCATCTCCAGCACTTAAGTTAGCCGTTACAGCTCTAATACGGTCAATCTCAAGCTCTTGTGGTACAGCCTGTGCTTCAGCCATTGCTTTAACTGCACGAGCCTCAGACTCTTTAGCTTGTCCGTTAAGAGCGCTTGTCTGTGAAGCTTGGAAGGCCAAAGCAGCCTGCTGTGTAGCTTGTTGAGCTTGTTGTGCTTCTGGGTTAGGCTGATTAGCTGCATCTAGCTTAGCAATAAGCTCTTCACGGTTAGCTAGGTTCATGTTGTCAACAATTGATTTAATTAACTCAGGATACATTGGAGTCTCTGGTGACATAGTCTGCAACAACTGTACAAGCTGTGTAACCTCATACTCACGAGCAATAATGCCTAAAGAGCTTGACACATCAAACTTGTAGTCAGCAACTGGGTACATCTCAGGCTCAAACTGCATGTAGCGGTGTGCAGCCTTCGTGACGAAAGGTATAATAAAGGATTCTTGGAAGTTAATCAGTGTGCGCTTGTGGCGCTTAATGATGGCGCCTAAGCTCATAGAGATGCCCGCAGCGGTCGCATCGCCGTTAATAGACCCTGACGTACCGGCTGAGTCTATAGCGCCTGTAGCGGTCTGTACCATGCGTTGTAGTTCAGCTGCCTGATTAAAGGTAATCTGACTGACCTGACCAAAGTTAAATGGCTGTAGGATTTCAGCGGGATTTCCGTTTGTCAAGATAACTTTACCTGCACGTATCTCTGGTTTAGCACCACGAGGCATACGAGAGGCATCCATCGCCATCATAGGGTGTACAGTTAGTGCAAGAGCATCAATTCTAGCGCGTAGTTCTGCGTCTAAGGCCTTTTGTGAGTTATACCCTTTCTCACATACACCTCGACCCCAGAAACGGCTAGGAACGACGTCCCAAGGGAATGCAATAATAGGTCTATCACCCATCATGTACGGGTTAGCTTCAGCTTTAAGCAAAATACCTTCATTACCCACCACAACGATAGCTTCAACGTAGTAGCTTTCATCTTCGTCGTCGTCTGAAAGAGAAACAGTCTCTTCTTCAGCATCTTTTTCTTGCTGAGCCTGCTTTAAGAGGTGTCGAGGGACTAATCCGTAGTATTTAGTCAAGCGTATTTTGTCTTCTTCGTACAAAGAAGTGATTTCGTGGTCAGGTTCTATCTCAAAATCAGTAGAAGCTGTCTCTAAAGCGACATCACGGTAGACACCTTGCTCCTGTAGCTGCTCAACTACGTACATAGAGACGTATTCGTCTACAGCGACACCTAGAGCGTCTTCAACAGAGGTAGCAACAGGGTCAATAAGGAAGTTCTGAGGCATTACAGGGCGTAGCTTAACGCAAGTACGGTCAGTAATGTTGACACCAACAGCTGTTAGTTCTCCATCCATTAGTGGCTGCGTAGCAGGTTTGAACTCTTTTTCAGTTGTTAGCTCAATTTCAGCAATACCAGTACCAAAAACAGCTGCGTTGATAAGACACTCAGCCACACCCTTACGTACTTTGTTACGTTTGAAGTCAGACTCTAGGTGAGTACGCAACATGACAATATCTTGATTCTCTTTGTCCATTGCGTCGTCTTTAATGTCGAACCACTTACCACGTCCAAAGGTAGCTTCCTCTAGTTCCGCTACAGACGACTCAACAGCTTGTTGTAGTGCAGGAGAAATAATCTTAGAACGCTCTGAGTTACGAGTCTTATCTTCAGCAGCCCACTGCCCACGCCAGAGTCTATAGTACTCATCGAACTTCTGTGAGTAGTTAGCTTCAAAGTGGTCACGCCAGCCACTACATTTAGTGCCTACCCAGTCTTCAAGAGTTTGTTCGATGTGGAATGGTTCGTTTTCTTCTAACATAGTTAGTATCCTGAGTATGTATCCATGAATTCGTATTCTTCTTCTTCAAAGTCAATAGCGTAAGCAACTTTAGCTAGTTGGTCTATGTAAGCTAAAGCATCTATTAAATCATCGTGAACAAGCTTATTCGGGAACTGAAACAACTCATCGAGAAACTGAGTATTCCATTCACCTTTGTTTAGTGTTATCTGCCCGTGTTCAAACCTACCCTGTAGTGCCCACACAACTCTATCGGTCTTTCTTTGATTGCCGTGTGTAAGCTCTTCCACTCTAAAGAACCGCTGGTTCTTCTTCATTATATCGTTTAAGTAAGGATGTACAGCGTTCTTCAACGCACCCTTCTCAATACCTACTGAGATTGGTTTGTAGTCTCTGACTGCTTGAAAGATTCGTCTGGCAGTCTCTTCGACGCCCCAGCGGCCATGTATGATATTAGCAACCCACCAACCTTCAGTGCCTGCTTTAACAACAGCAATAGCCGTTTGGTCAAGCCGGTTAGTTTTAGTTGTAGCTTTTTGTACATCCGCAAATCCTGCCAAATCGACAGCAATGTAATAATTACCATCTTCAGGTTCTTCCTCTGAAAACTTTATAAACTCTTCCTTAAAGAGTTCACCACCTGCTGCTTCAAAGGACGCCATAAACTCCTGTCGGAAGGAAAAGGCTGACATTGACTTCTTAGCTGCGTTAATCTCTTCTGCGTCTAAAAGCGGGTTATCGTAGCTGGTAAAATGCCAACCACTCCAATCATCATCATCAGCCAACACAGAGTACTGGTGTAGCTCAAAGAAGTGGTTACGGCCCATAGGCGTACCGATAAACATCGCTGAACCCTTCTGG